GCCAATACGGCTATTTCCTTGCGCGTGCCACGTGCGAGGTTTGCACATACCTCTTCACTGAGGCGGTGATGCGGATGATTTATTTCATTTGCATCATATTGGTTGTAGATGTTTTGACGGGCTCGAATGTCATTCGTGCTTTGAATAAACGTCTAATACTAGGGTTTTGGACCGTCCAGCTGAGAATCAAATTTGATCCCGTGATCTTCTCTCAGTTGGTCGAAAGGTTTGGTGAGCGAATGGTGGATTTAAGGCCCCTGATGAAAATTAGGGAGTTTCCACTTTTTGGTAGTCCAGTGGGACACACGCACGGGGGCGCCGCCTCCGAACGCACCTCCATTAATGGGGCGATGGCATCCGTCGTACGCTCTATTGGGAGGGTGCCCTACCACTTGTCGATGTCGAGAGCCGATCAAGCTCGAGGCGACGACGGGACACGGCATTTCTACTGGGACAAGGATTTCAAAACTCCTTTTCGCAATGATTTGTTGGAGGACAACCATGTTATCGTCTGCACCGATGTCGATTATTACCTGGATATGGACGAGATACTCGGCTACGGGTTACCCATTATAATGTACACTGTCGTGCCAACGCACGCTTCATTTAGGGGACCCGATAGCTGTTACCACTTGTACCAGAATAAGATTGTTTATGAAGTCGCCGGGGGGGGTCGCTACCAGCACCCTCTCTGGAATTACGACCGAGACAATTTCCGGGCTATATTGACTCGAGGACCACACGCAGGTGACGCCGTCATCTACGATGTGGAGCAGAAGATCGTTATGGGCAATGGCACTGATCATCGTGTCATAGCACTCATACCCACCTATCGCATACCAGCATGCTTGGCTAATATCATGCCAACAACCAAACCTATCGACCACAGATGCTATTTGAAAAATGGCATCAATACAGTTTATGAACCCGTTAAGGGGACGATGAGCATGGCCATGGATGGAAGCAGAGACTCTGTAACCATCGAGGCCCGGCTCCTCCGTGCAGTCACCGCACGCTTGAGGAGCAAGAATACCCACTATTCCGTCGGAGATATTGAGGTCTTTATCCAGGATGCCTTTCGCAATCCTAAGGTTGAAGCCTCTTTGCTCTACGAGATTTTCACCACTTGTGGGATGGATGTGGACTACAAACCAAACGTAATCCACAGTAATGCTCTAATTACCAACTACCGTCCTCTGGCTTCCCTTCCTTGTGAGGAGGAGGCCCCTGTGGGCGCTGCTGTCAGCAGCCCCCTTGTAGCCGAACCAGCATTGTTCGCCAGCCGCTGCCGTGACTCCGACGAAGTCGCGGTGCAAGGCCGCGTTGTTGCTGTTGCTAATAAGATGGTGCCGCCACCAGCTTATGAGGCATGGGCTAACGAGTTCATAGATCTGTTGGTAGTCAAACCAGGTGTGGGTACACCCTTTGACCTTGACAAGGTCATTGACAAACAAGCCAGAGCGACACAGAGGAGTCGTTCGGCCCAGGCACTGCACATGCTTGGATTAGGAGGCAAAAACAAGCTTAAAACATTCATCAAAGGGGAAGCTTATGCAAATGTCTCTGATCCACGCATCATCACCACTTGCGCTACGGACTTGACCATAGGTATGTCACGCTACACCTATGCTTTCAAGGAATCCAATTTAGCACGGCAGTGTTGGTATGGGCCAGGTTTGACACCAAAGAAGATTGCGAAGCGCTTGGGAGTGATCTGTTCCGGATCGACGATCGAAACAGACTACAGTCGCTTTGACGGCTCCATTTCGGAATGGCTGCAGGGGGTCCCCCGGCGTGCCTACATGAAGTGGTTTATC